CCATTAATAGCACTTCCTAAGAATAGGTCTAGTAGATAATTGGGATAAAGGTTGTCTTGTCCGAAATTTACCCAATCATTCTTAGTATCTTCTACTAAGTGTGGGATATTATAGTGGCTTAATTTTACTAAATCTAAATTCATAATTATATTGTTACATAAACGCTTTCTGTGTCTGCGTCATTAGTTGTGTATTCTGAGTATGTTACCGATTCTGCACCTGTACCACCTTTTACATTAAATAATCCTGTATATAATCTTGTTAATCCTGTTTTATCAAGATTAGTGTCAGAAGTGTTTTGATATATTTCTAAATCATAAAACCCTAAAGGATAATCTGTATCTCCTATAAATATATGTTGTGCTGTTAAATTTTCTTCTGCTTGACTTTTTACCATTGCCCATAAAAAACCTGCTGCTCTAGGATAAAGAGTTTGAACAACAACAGGCACAAAAGCTTTTTCTTTTCCTGTTAATTGGCTTGTTAAAACCCATAATGGCTTATAGGTTACTGTGCTTTTAGTTATATCATAGATATTTACATAACTAGCAAAAACAGGACTACTTGCTCCATATCTCAAAGTCTGAATCATTGTTCTATAAAGTATTTATTAATAAATTCAGGATTCTGTTCTGCAAATACTTTTAAAGCATCACTATCAAAAGTATTTATATCTCCTATAATTTTATCTGCGTATTCTGGTTTAATTCGCCAAGCCACTATTTTTCTTCTTTTTAGGTTTTTCTTCTACAAATAAACTATTTCTAACACTCTCGTTCAATCCTTGTATTTGCTTTTGTGTTAATTCATCTAATGGGATATTGATATTATCAACGCTTTTGCCTTCCCATTCTTTTTTAAGTTTCCAAGCCATAGTATTTTATTATAAATATAAAAGTTAGGATATTGTTTTTTAATGTACAAAAAAAGGGGCATAAAACCCCTTTCTTTATCTATTTAGAGTAACGATTAAGTTCCTACAGTAATAGTCAAGTTAGCTTCATCAGCTAATCCATCGAATGGATATTTAGCTGTACCTGCACCTGCACTAGCAGGAAGCTGTATTAAAGCGTTCTTTTCTTCTGCTCCCCATTCTATTGTGTATCCTGTTAAATCTCCTTTAGCAGTTCCAGTAACTACTGTACCACCTGTCACATAACAACCACCGTCTATTCCTAATAAATAAACATTATCGTTAGAATCTTGAACAAAGATTTGACTTCTTGAATAAGCCATAAGTCTTAATTCATTAGTCATATCGTGGTCTATCTTTTGTAAAACTACAGAAAGTGTTTGCTCAAAGAAAGTAGTACCATTAGCGTTGTCAGAATTTATATTAACCGTAAGACTAGAAAGATTCTGTACTAAATCGTATTTAAAGACTTCAACCGTACCACCACAGCATGACCAAGTAGCAAAACCTGCTGTAGTCATTTCAGTAGTATTGATTGTAGCCACAGCAGAGATATTGTTGCTGTATGATTTAGCAATATAAATAGCTTTTAAACCACCTATACTATCTTTACAATCTATCAATCGTCCTCTTGTTATATTACAAGCCATATTATTATATTATTAAAAGGTTAATAAAAGGGGAGTATATTACAACTCCCCATTTAAAGTATCTATTAAGTCCAAACAGATGTAGCAAATACACCGTCTGTTCCTACCGCAGTTTGTACACCCATTGCAAAGTTCATTACAACTCTTACATTATCACTCCCGTCGAATTGATAGGTCGGGATAACACGAGCTTCAGTGGCGTCCGTTGCAAGGTTAGTTCCTACTACAAGGTTTTCAGGATATGTAGCAACGATAGTATCGTTAAACATTCCAGGACAAACATAAATAGGGAAGCCCATATAAGTTAATCCATTAAACTGACCTGCAGCACCTAATTGTTGGAATGTAGTAGCAGAAGCTAATTTTTGAGCATATAAAGCATATGTTTTTTGGTTCATATAAAAACCAAAACCTGGCTTAGATAAAATACCTTCTACAGAAGCAACAACTTTGTCATAAACTGCAGCTAAATCATCTAAGATGTCTGCAGTAGTGATAGCACCGTCTAAATCTACTTCGTGAAAATCTTTCATAGCAGAAGCGTCTGCACCTGTTTCGTCTAAAGAACCATCATCTGATTGAAAACCAACACCAAAAGGAGAAGAACCTTTCCATATCATATTCTCAATATGAGCACCTGCTTTTGCAGCAATAGATGCTAATAAGAAGTCCTCAAATGTTCCTGGAAGATTTCCGTTTCTATCCATATTTTCACCAATCCATGTTGGAAACACAGTTCCTCTACAAATTTCTTCATTAACTTTCATATCAGTTAATGTTAAAACTTGTTCTGTTAGTGAAGTGTCATTTCCTGATGAGAAAGAACAAGCAGCAGCTACTACAGGGTCAGAAACTCCTAAGTTAGATATTACTGCTTTACTATTTAAACCGTCTATTTGTCTTACATATCCTTTTGCAATCGTGTCAGGAGATTTGACTGCAGCAGTCACATAAGGCAAAGCTAATTTACCTGCATAGGTGTTATCAGTCACGGTTATATCAAACTGATACTCTTTACTTAAATTGTAGTTATTATTTGCCATTTTTAAAATTATTTATTGTTAATGTAATATGCTGCCCTCTCTTTAGTAGACAGTTTCTTTAAATCGACAGTAGCACTAAAGTTTTGTCCTTCAGGATTGTATGAAATACCCTCCGCAGCAGGTTCGCCACTTAATTCTACTATCTTACCTTTAAGTTCTTCTATTTGTGTCATAAGTTCCCCTATAACTTCTGAACTCATTTCTGTTTTATCTTCAGATTCTTCTTCAGTTTCTTCTTCAGATTCTTCTTTAGATAATTCAGCAGATGCTTCTACTTTATCAGCTTTTAAGTCAGCTACAGCATCCTCTAAATTTTTGATTCTAATTTCCATTCCTTTCCAATCAGCAACATCAGCTTCTTCAGCTAATTCTTCTTCTTTAGATTCCTCAGCTACTTCTTCAGAAAGTTCTTCCTCAGATGCTTCAACATCTTCAGCTTCTTTTTCTTCGCCTAAGTCAAGGATATCAGAGTTCTCGCCAATAGTTAATTTATTTCCATTTTCCATTGTGTAGCTACCTGCTTCTAACGCAGATGCTTCGCCATCATCAGAGATAGCAAATACTTTAGAGCCAATCATGAATTGCTCATCTTCTGTAGCAACTACACGACCATCATCTAATTTCATTTCAGCGTACATTTTTACGCTATAAGATTTAGGTTCATTTTTCATTTTCAAGATATTTAAAATTTTTTCTATTGTTCCCATAACATTAATAAATATAAAGGTGTTTAAATTGTTTATTTCTTTAGCGTTTTACTGTCCTATTTTTGATGGCTGAACAGACTTTAGCAGCAGTTTCTTTATTGCCGTATTGTTTAATTTGGTCACGCATACAATCATCCCAAGAATACTTTAGCATAGCTTTTTTCTTAGCATAAGCAACATATTCTAGCATCTTGTATTTTTTCTTTCTTTTTTTTCTACCTGTTTTAGTATATAATTCTTCTTTCATAGTAGCAGAAGAATGGTCTGCACAAGGCATATATAACTTAACACCATCAACAGTATGAGGATGTGAACCTGTACAACCTTTAAACATTTCAGCATAGATTTCAGCTTCTTCTTTTGTTCTAAATAAAGGTTCGCCATCTAAAGCTCCTACAGGATTAAGTTCATTTTGTAGAATAATGTCTTTTATTTTGCCCATCATTACCTCATCAGGACAATCTTCACAAACCTCGTCTAAAATATCTATTTCCTTAGATGCTTCTATTAGCTTGTCTGTAAAATATCCTTCTATACTAAATCCTCTAACTTCTTTATTTTTAATAGCTTCCCATATTTCAGGATTATTTTCAGCACTTACTTGAACAAACCAAGTACCAACAGGCAAATTATTAAAACCATACATATTAGACTTATCGTATTTTTTATCTTCTTTAATCCACGATTCTACGACAGTTAATCCCTGTACAGGCTCTTTGTGTTCAAGCGTGTGATTATTGTTGTTTAAACTAGACATAAATAGCTTCTGTGCTTGTTTAATAGTTTCCTTAGTAAAGAATACATCATATTCTTCATTAGTATCTTTGTCTAATCTAGGAATCTTTTTATCAGGTATTAAAATTGCTCCTACTAATTGCTTTTTCTCATCATCTACTTTTGCAAGTGATAAAAAGTCATTATTAAAAAACACAAAGTTTTCTTCTATTGCAGGAAATTTAACAACTGAAATAGCATCTACACCAAACATATCTGCCGTTTCATCTATAATAAGTTCTATAAGTTTTTTCTTTTTCTTTGCCATAATACTAATAAATATAAATTGTTGTTTTTTGTTTATAATGTTGCTTGTATTTCTAGTTCTTCTTGTAATGCCTGACTATTACTAATATCATTTTCTACTACAAACGCCTGTACAGGTTGCTGTGATATGTCAGGTGGAGATATAGCCTCTAAATTAGGAATTAATCCACCTATTCCTCCTGCCTGTGGTGTTGTTATATTTACTTGTTCATCCCCACCTGTATCAACAGAGCCACCTGCTTGAACTTTGCTTAATATACCTTTTGCACTAGCTATTCCTGAAAGTACAGAAGCAACACCTGAAGCTATTGCACCTAAATTAGCAGGAAAAGGTATTCCTGCACCTGCTTTAATTGCTGCTGAAACACCTTGTGCAGAATTAATTAAGATTTGTGCTATAGCTGTTGCCTTAGCCATTTTAGTTCCCTCTCCTGCTAATTGCCCTAAAGACCCTAGAATACTTTTAGCAGCACCTATTTCCATAGCTTTAACAGCAGCTATTCTAGCTTTTTGGATAGCTAATTCATCAGCAGCTTTTTTGTCATTTAACGCTTTAAGGTCTGCTGCTTCTTTCTTTTTTTGTTCTTTTAATTTATCTGCCGCCTGTTGTTCTACTTGTAATTCTTTCTCTTTCTTTTTAATTAAATCAGCTATTTCTTTGTTAGACATTTCTTCAGTAATTTGAAGTTCTAACTCTTTAGCTTTATTGTTTAATTCTATTCTATCTAGTTTGTCTTTTTCTATTTTAGCATTTTTCTTTTCTATTTGACTAGTAAACGTGCCTATTTCAGCAGCTACTCGTTTTTGTTTTAAAGTAGATGCTGTTTGTAAATCTATCAATCTTGCTCTTTCAGCCGCTAAATTTGCAATATCTTCCTCTGATGATTTTCCTAAATCAATCACCTTTTGCATTGCTTCTACTTTTTTCTGTTGTGTAGCTACCTCTAAATCTGCTACTCTTTTTTCTTCTGCTACTGCCGTTTTAAGAGCTACTAGCCTTTCTTCCATAGATTTAGTGTCATCTTCTGCTAATAACCTAGATTCTGCTATAATTTTATTAGCTTTAGACCTTTCTAGCATTAAATCTCTTTCTTCATCTCTAACCTCTTGCAACTGCTTTGTTAAAGCTCCCATTGCTTTAGTTTCTTCTTTTATTTCTGCTGTAGTTCCTGTAAATGCTTCTCTAAATGCTTTTAGAGGATTTTTAAGTTTAATTAATGACTTAATAAAATCTTCAGCTCTATCTCTAATAACATCAAAAGCAGCACTTAATTGAGAAGTTACCCTTTCAAACATTCTAGCAGTTTCTATATTACCACTAAAAATATCTTTTAATTTCATAAATGCAGTAACAATTAAACCAATCCCAATAGCTTTAAATGCTAAACCTAAACCTTTAGCTGCACCTGTCATAGTTCCTAGACCTGTACTTGCACCTTTAGCTGATGAATCTATGCCTTTTACACCTTTCTCTACTTGGTCTATACCTTGTACAGCTTCTTTACTATCTACTTTTAATTTTATTGTTTTTTCTATCGCCATAGTA